ATCCTGAGTAAGATCTGACTTAATTCTAAAATATGTGCTAAGTAATTTTTGTGAAGTAAGTTCTAGTACTTGCTTCTCTAGATATCCAGGAACAAATGATTCTCTATCTAAAGGATTTTTACACCAATCCTCATCTGAAACACTAGGAATTCCACATCCACATTCAGGATACCTAAGTTCACTTGGAATATCTTCCTCAAATAAAGCTGCAATTCTTACAGCTTGTATCATTGGATTAGTAATATATAGATAGTCATTACTAACCCAGAAGTATTCTTCCTTCTTGATGATAGGAAGTTTTAGAAGATTGGCATATCTATTAATAGTGATTTCTTTAACCTTCTTTCCTTGACCACTCATTGCATTTATAGAATATACACCTTGAATGACATATTGATAGTTTCCTTCAGATATACGTGGTAGTTTGTATTTGCTACGTGCTATGGAACAGGGATCTACATAATCACAACATTCAGAAATAGAGACTTCACACATCTCTAAGCAAGGTAGAGTGGTAAACACTGTATCAGTGGCCCAGAGTTTTCTTTTATCTAACTCTCGTTTTATTAATAACATTGCATTTTGTTTACATTCTGCAAAAATTGCCCGATCTGTTATTAATGTGTCGGTGGAGATCAACTTGTGCATTGATCTTACACTACTTACAAGTTCTCTACCTGTCATTTTTTTTTGTTTTATATTTACCTCTTTTTCTACCTAAAAGAGAACTACTTATTTTATCTTTTATTTCTTGAGGATGAGTTAATCCTATATGAGATTTATTTCCTATTCCATAACTATTACCCTTCATTTTTATAGACATAGTATCGTGTTGATTACTATTCCATTTTCTACCAACTAGTCCATCTCCGCCCAAAGTCTGATTATATCCAGTATAAAAACTATCAAATATTTCTATATTATAAACTTCTCTACTATTTAACTCAACTTCTTCACATTCTTCAAGTATCTGAAATTTAAAACATTCCTTACCATATTTATTAAATGCTCTTTGTAAATGTTTATTATAATGACAATCTTCTTCTAACATTTTAAAATGAGAAACTTTTCTTTTAAATATATCTACAGCTTGTCCAATATATACTTTACCATCTATAATGTTGTAGATTTCATATATGCCACAAATAGCATTCTTTTCTCTCTCGTAAGGTTTTTTCATCTTACCAGTTTAATTAAACTAAAAATTTTAGATCAATTTGCAGTAAAGATATATTTTTATAAAGACTTTATCAATAGTGTATTAATCAAATTGGTTATTTACAACAACTTATTATAATCAGATTGATTAGAAAGAAGAACTCCCCCAAGCTTACACCTGGGGGAGACATCTTGGAAACCAACAAACCAAGACGTTTTAAACTGGATAATCAAACGTAGAGGCTGCTGATAAGTATACTATCCCACCCCATGTAACACCACCATCTATACTAAATTCAACAAGAAAAGTATTTCCAGGTATATTTGTTACACCAAATGTAGATGTTATACCTGTATAGTTTTGTACAGTTCCTGCAGTAGAAACAGAAGGAACTAAATTTATAAGAGTCGTTCCTGATCCTAAGGTAACATTAGAAACTCTAACTTTAATATTCTCATTACTAGCAGTACCATTCTTAACATCAAAATTATAATTAGCTCTATCAGTTAATGGATTTCCAATAGTGAAAGAGTTAAGATATAACGCTACTTCATTAGGTAAAGCAGTCGTAGTTGTACTTGTTGTTGTACTAGTAGACGTTGATGTACTAGTAGAGGTACTTGTACTAGTGGAAGTACTAGTACTTGTTGATGTGGAAGTACTAGTACTTGTTGATGTGGAAGTACTAGTACTTGTTGACGTAGAAGTACTTGTACTAGTGGAAGTACTTGTTGACGTAGAAGTACTTGTACTGGTTGATGTACTTGTACTCGTTGATGTAGAAGTACTGGTTGATGTACTTGTACTAGTTGATGTACTGGTACTGGTTGTAGTACTATTTATAGGTAAATCTATAAGAGTTGTACAAACTCCTATGGAAGTTATTCTAACAAACGTTGCAGTGGTAGGAATTGCAGGGTAATCTACTCCAGCTATAGCAATTAATGATGCTTTACTTTGAGCAGGAGCAAGTACTGTAAAAGTAGAAGTGTCAGTATCCCAATATTTTACTTCAAAGGTAGGTCCTGTATCTACACCAGTAGCTGTTAATCTTACATTTATATCCATTTTGTTATTTTTTAATAATGTTAACTATATTAATTTAGAGTTCATTTGCATTACCCTCTATCCCACACACTGGTATAGGTGTTGTAGTACTGGTTGTTGTAGAACTAGTTGATGTAGAAGTACTGGTTGATGTACTTGTAGATGTAGAAGTACTGGTTGATGTACTTGTACTTGTAGATGTACTTGGTATTTCTGAAACACTTCCTTCAAGTGTGCAAGTGAGACTATGATACATATCAAATAGTTCACATATTTTAGCATCTATTTTCTCAAGAGCCAAAGTTAGATTACTATTATTTCGTATATCTGTACATGAAAGATTTGGTCCAACATATGTTACATTATCAGATATAATACAATGAGTACTACATGGATCATTACATCCACATGCCTCAGTGGGGACAGCAAAAGCACCTATTATATTGTATTTCATAATTTACGGAATATACATAATGTAGTAAGAAGCAATACTAGGTTGAATATTTGAATGAGCATTTCCACCATTAATTGTAGGAGCAATAGTTATGCTATTTACAGTGATTGCAGGAATTTCAGTATTAGTTTTTCCTATACTAGCAGTTGTAATATTGCCTTCTAATTCATATGATGTAGGACCATTCCAACCTTTAGAAACAGTTACATATGTACTAGGTGTAGCTTTTGCATTTGTACCACCATAAGCATTAGTAGCAAATTCATAATGAGAGTGAGAAGCTTGTGAAGCTGTGGCTGTAGCTGTATGTGTATGATTTGGAACTGTAGTGGCATCAATAATTATAGAATTAACACCATACAATGGTCCTCCTACTATATAATTAGGATTAAATCCTCCAGGAAGAACAACAGGATCTGTAATTGGTGTACCAATACTAGTATATGTTGCAGATACAGGAACTCTTCCTCTCATATCAGGAGTCTTACCAAGATAACCATTGCAGAGATAAACTTTTATCCAATCTCCTGTTCCTTCACCATTTGCATTGAAATTTGTAATATTTCCAAAATAAGGATATGCTACATTAGGAATCATTTTATTACTCATCAATGTTGTACTAGCTCCATGAGTAGCTAAATAGTTAGCAATATATGCATCCAGTTCAGCACCATTACTTGAATAATTTGTAGAGAGACTTAACGAAAGAGCTGTCAATGTAGCACTTGTTGCACAAAGTTTTACAATTACTGCTTGAAGAATGTCATGTGTGCCTGAAGAAGGAATGACTGCTGCCAAACAATTTACTGGAAGAGTATAATCTGCTTCAATTGTAGCAACTGCTTCATCAAGTACTATAACTTGTTCCTGTAGATCACATGTAGCTTTAATTAGTGCATTTATAAAATCTACAATTGTGGGATCTTCACAAACTGGAAGGTATCCTCCAACCAGATTGCAAATTATATCTGGATCGATTACAGGATGTATGCCTGTTCCATTGAGGGCACTTATCAAAAATGTAGAAAGAGATTGCTCAATACTAGAAAGAGGATCTCCTGTACTTATTCCTAAGGAAGGGATATCAATCCCTGTATATCTAACACATCTGTCTGAGACTATCTCAGCACATCCATTAAAACAATTTTGACAGCTCATTTTTATATCAGTTTTAAATTATGTAGCATAATAACATCTTGCTGGAGTAGTCATTGTAATCCAAGTAGGTCCATCCTGAACTAATGGAATTGGAGTATGATCTATCAATTCTGTTTCTTTTAATTCTTGGGATAACCATTCTTGTGTACCAATACAAATTGTAGCATAAACTTGACCATCGTTACCTACATATGTACTTGTTTCTCCTGGATTTAATATTGTAGAATCTTTTACTAAACGTATACCTAAACCAGTATCATATGATGCCCCTCCAGTAGTAGTTACCTCTGGATTAAAATCATCGTAACTCATCGCATATTGACTTGGTCCATTTGGATCAGAACACCAAAGTATACCTATTTGTTTAATATTTGCAAATTCAGGAGTGCTATTACGATAGCCTGTTCCTCTACCATTAAATCCGTAAGTATTTAGACCGTTATTAGTATTCCAATAAATAGTACCTGATTCTTTTAATTGTATAGCAGCTGTAGCAGCTCCACCCACAGCTGTACATAATGCATCATATTCTAAATGAGTAGGAACATGCCAATCTGTATTAGCGATTGTAGGCAGAGCATAAGCATTATACAATCCAAATTCAGTAATTAGAAGTGTAGTGGTAGTGCTAGTAGTAGTGGTAGAAGTACTACTAGTAGTTGATGTACTTGTACTAGATGTAGAAGTAGAAGTACTTGTAGACGTTGATGTACTTGTACTAGATGTAGAAGTGCTTGTTGAACTACTTGTTGAACTACTTGTTGATGTTGAAGTACTAGTGCTTGTACTAGTAGAAGTACTAGTTGATGTCGAACTACTTGTAGAGGTTGATGATGTACTCGTACTTGTAGATGTACTAGTACTTGTAGATGTGCTTGTAGATGTAGAAGTACTAGTTGATGTAGATGTACTAGTAGATGTAGAAGTGCTTGTTGTTGTACTTGTACTTGTTGATGTACTTGTACTTGTGCTGGTAGATGTACTAGTACTTGTTGATGTAGATGTAGATGTTGTTGTAGTGTTAGGAAATGTTGTTACTGTATGTGTAGATCCTGATGTATATCGTCTTACTTTACTGGCAATCATGGGAATTGTAAACTCTCCAGCATACTCAGGATTACAATATTTATATATTAAAATTCTTTGGTAGTTCAAAAGATCAAACATACCAGTGCTATCTATTTGTAGATTAAGCATAAAGATTGTATTGTTATATAATCTCTTTGCCATACTAGTTATAGTACAACTAATCTCTTCCAATAGAGTAGGAATACTATCACACTCTATACAATTTGTAAGCCTTGGAGTTAGCATGATTATTTATTGTTTTGTTGTGCTGCTGCATTACAAGCAGAACACATACCATTTACTAATTGGCATCCACAGCCCACACGTATATT